CCCCGACCTCGGCGGTTCTCCCGAAATGCTCGAAACGACCACTCTGTCTGATAAGATGCAGACCTACATTCCGGGTATTCAGTCTTTGGATGCTTTGGAGTTCAATGCGAACTACACCAAAGAGGAGTTTACGAAGCTCAAAGCACTCGAAGGACAGGAACTCGAACTCGCAGTTTGGTTCGGTGGCGATGAAGCCAACGGCACTCTCACTCCTACGGGCAACGATGGTAAGTTCAACTTCAAGGGCTATGTGTCTGTGTTCGTAGTCGGTGGCGGTACTAACGAAGTTGTTGGTATGACTGTTGCGGTTGCACCTTCTACTCCGATTACTGTCGGCGAGTAAGAAATAAGAGGAGGATTATATTATGGCAAAGACTATTAACTTTGAGTTCGAGGGCGTTCAGTACAACCTTGAATATACTCGCAAATCCATTGAGATTATGGAGCGTAGAGGATTCAAGATTTCCGACCTCGAAGAGAAACCCGTTACAACTTTTCCTGCTTTGTTCGCAGGTGCTTTCCTTGCTCATCACAAATTTGTGAAGCCGGAAGTCATCGATAAGATTTTCCGCAGTTTGAAGAATAAGGACACCCTTGTCGGCAAACTCGCTGAGATGTATAACGAACCCATCCTCGCTATGATGGATGAGCCGGAAGAGTCCGAGGGAAACTTGGATTGGGGAACGAGTTGGTAAGTGACTCGCTACCCTTTGGAGAGGGCGAGTCCTACAACGACTCTGCCCTCTCTATTTCATATACGGAGCAGTTTTATTCTCACTTACCATTCTACCTGTCAATAGGTATGACCTACGAGCAGTATTGGAATGAGGATTGCTGCTTGGTTAAGTATTATCGTGAAGCGTTTAAGTTACAACGAGAACGAGACAATGAGAGATTGTGGTTGCAAGGTATGTATATCTACGAAGCTCTTTGTGATGTTTCTCCTGTACTCAGAGCCTTTGCGAAAAAAGGTACGAAGCCCATCGAGTATTCTACTCAGCCTTATGCGATTACCAAAGAGGAAATCGAGCGTAGGCGTATAGAGAAAGAAAAGGCTAAATACGAACAGATGAAGGCGAAAACAAACGCCTTTGCTATCAAATTCAACGCTTTAATGGCACAAAGGAAGGAGGTTGAAAACGATGGCTGAGACTGTTCTTGAAACCTTAGTTATTAAGGTGGATTCCGATACGAGTTCTGCTACCACAGGACTAACGGATTTGCAGAAAACCCTTTCAAAGTTCAAAAATGCTGCGAATGTAGGTTCAAGTGGTACTAAGAAATTAACCTCGTGTTTTTCTTCGTTCACTTCAAAAGTCCGAGGTGCAACTGCGGCGTTCCGTGTGGTTTCAAACACGCTCGGTAGTTGGTTCAAAGAATCCAACGACTATGTAGAAGCATTGAACCTTTTCAAGGTTGCAATGGGCGATTGTGCAGAAGCGGCAATGAAGTACGCTAAGACCGTTGAAGCGGTTATGGGTATCGACCTCAAAGAATGGCTGACCTATCAAGGTGCATTTTATCAGATGGCGGCAGGATATGGTATCGTTTCCTCCTCTTCCGAACGAATGAGTCAAAACCTTACGCAGTTGGCATACGACCTGTCCTCTCTGTGGAATACCGATGTTGAGACGGCTTTCCAAAAACTGCAAAGCGGTATGTCGGGACAGATTAAGGGTCTCAAAGCGTGGGGTATCAATGTGTCTGTGGCACAGTTAAGGCAGACCGCCCTTGCTCACGGCATCGACCTTTCTACTGCTAAGATGACCGAAGCACAGAAAGCAACTCTCCGTTACATAACGATAATGGAACAGACCTCCAACGCACAGGGAGACTTGGCGAGAACCATTGTTACTCCGTCTAATGCGTTGAGGATTCTAAACGCTCAATGGACACAGGCGAAGAGAGCGATGGGTCAAGTTGTGAGCGTAATTGCGGTCAAGGTTATTCCTTGGTTTCAAGCTCTTGTTCAAATCATCAAAGAAGCCGCACAGTCTCTTGCTAATGCACTCGGATACGAGTTGCCGGAGATTGATTATTCGGGAATCAGCGTAGACACAGGTTCTTTTGAAGATGCTTCTGATAGTTTGGGAGAAGCCGCTGACAACGCTAAGGAATTGAAGAAATCCTTGCTTGGAATAGATGAGTTAAATGTTATGACGGATAACTCTTCTGCTTCTGCAAGTGATGCTCTCGGTGGAGGTTATGCTTCGGACTTTGGATTGGATTTAAGTCAATACGACTATGATTTCTTATCCAACATTAAGATGCCCGACCTCGAACCTCTCAAACAAAAAATCAAAGACATTGTGAAACTTGTAGGTTTGGTAACTACGGGTATTGGTGCGTGGAAACTCGGATATTTTATTGCCGATTTACTTACCGCTAATGTGAAAGCAACTACGCTGAAAGAGACAATCGCTCTTATCGGTAAGAAAGCAGGACTTGCTCTTGGTGTTACCTTGGCTATTACAGGTATTGTACTTGAAGCAGACGGCATCAAGAAAGCAATCGAAGAAGGACTTAACGGTGTCAATTTCGCTGAAATACTCGGTGGCGGTGGTTCTATTGTCGCAGGTGGTGCTTTAATAGGTCAGTTCTTCGGTAGTGCTTTGATTGGTAGTGGTATCGGTGCAATTATCGCAGGTGTTCCGATGTTTATTACAGGTATCTATGATGCTATCGTGAACGGAATCGGATGGCTAAGTGCCGCTTTAATTGGGGTGGGTGCTACGGCAACAGGAGCAGGTATTGGTGCTATCATCGGTGCTTGTGGCGGTCCGATAGGTGCAGGTATCGGTGCATTGATAGGTTTAGCGGTTGGTTTGATTACCGACTTGGTTATTCTCGTAGTGCAGAATTGGGATGCGGTTTGCTCTTGGTGTAGCACAGCATTAGCCGCCGTAGGTCAGTTCTTTGTAAATCTTTGGAACGGAGTCGTTGCGGTATGGAGTACCGTAGCCGAGTGGTTCAACACTTGGGTTATTACCCCTGTTGCTAATTTCTTCTCCGGCTTATGGACGGGAATTTCAACGGCAGCATCAACTTGTTGGAACGCAATCGTTTCGTTCTTCACTCCTGCGATTGAGTGGTTTTCCGAATTATTCGGTAGTATATTCCAAACTATTTCCGACATCTTCTACAACATAGGCGTTATTGCAAGTGGCTGTTGGAAGATTATCAAAGCAGTTTGGGGCATTGTTTCCGAGTGGTTTAATGAGAATATCATTACTCCCGTTGCCAATTTCTTCTCCACTATGTGGACTAACATAAGCACTTGGGCGATTAACGCTTGGAATGGAATAAAGTCTGTTTTCTCCACAATCGGTAATTGGATAAACACAAATATCATTCAGCCTGTCGGAAATTTCTTTTCAAATTTATGGAACGGATTTCTTGAAAAAGCCAAAATTGCTTGGGAAGGCGTAAAGTCGGTGTTCAGTAAAGTAGCCACATTTTTCAAAGATACTTTTCAAAAAGCGTGGCAGGGCATCGTCAATGTGTTCTCCGTAGCCGGAGAGATTTTTGTAAAAATCAAAGACGGAATTGTTACGGCATTTAAGTTTGTGGTGAACGGAATTATAAAAGGATTGAACAGCGTTATCTCTGTTCCTTTTAACGGAATCAACGCCGCACTTAATTGGATAAAGGGAATTGAAATTGTCGGCATTAAACCTTTTGAGGGATTGACAACAATAAATATTCCTCAGATTCCTCTTCTTGCTGAGGGTGGTTTCCCGGCAACAGGACAGATGTTCATTGCACGAGAAGCCGGTCCCGAAATGGTTGGTACGATTGGAAACAAATCTGCCGTAGCAAACAATGAACAGATTATCGCAGGTATCTCCGAAGGTGTTGCGGATGCGAATAGCGAACAGAACGCTCTCCTCCGTGAACAGAACAACCTTTTGAGAAAACTGCTTGAAAAAGACACCATTGTCAACGCCGTTGTCGGTGCGAATGATATTATTGGTGGCTTACAAAGAAAAAATCGCAGAGATGGTAAAACGGTTGTCTCTGTCGGAATTTAAGGAGGGATATTATGGCATACTCGGAAAACAATCCTATACGCTCAGTTGATGGCAAGTCTGTCAAGTGTCCCTCCTCATATCTTTGGAAGTTAGAGGATGTTTCTGCTTCTGATGCAGGTCGTACCGAAGATACGATGATGCACAAAAAGAGAATCGGTCAACTCGTTGGTATTGAACTCTCTTGGCAGAACATCCCTACTTCCGAGGTTTCTGCTATCCTTAAAGCATTTAACCCCGAATACATCAAGGTATGCTATTTGGATGCGATGCAAGGCAAATATGTTACATCGGAGTTTTATGTTGGTAACAGGTCTGCTCCTATGTATAATGCCGCCAAGGGTCTGTGGCAGAATGTGTCTTTCAACTTAATTGAAAGGTCGGGTGTGTAGTATGGCTTATCCTATTTCGAGCGAAGCACTTCGACTGTTCAAGGAGTCGTATAGACAAATCGTTGACATCAAATTCAACGGAGTAAGAGATACACTAACTCTTTCGGAAGAAGATGTGGTCGCAGGTGGTCTCTCTATAAATCGTTACTCGGTATCGGGAAGTAAAATTGAGATAGGTTCTGCGGTAGCAGCAGAACTGTCTCTTATTCTCGATAATGCTGACGGAAAGTTCAATGAGATAATGTTCGAGGGAGCAGAACTCTATGTAAGAATTGGCACTAAGAAATGGGATGCGAGACGATGGGAAAATGCTCAGTACCATTACATCCCGTTCGGTTATTTCACTATTGACGAAGCACCTCGCAAGTTGGAGAAAATCACGCTGACGGCTCTTGACCGAATGGTTATGTTCGATAAACCTGTCGATAACACTAAGATTGTGTTCCCGTTGTCGGTAGCAGACCTTTTGGATAGAGTCTGTACGATTTGCAGAGTCAGTCTTGGCATCGATGCAACAAAACTCACCAACGCTAATTACATCATAAATGAAGCACCGACAGACGATGATTTAACTTATCGTCAGTACATCGCTTGGATTGCTGAAATCACAGGTACTTGTGCTTTTATCGATTGGAACGGCAAACTGATTTTGAAGTGGTACGAAGATACCGATACAGAAATCAACCTTAGCGACCGCTACTCTTCTGATTTACAGGAAAACGCAATCACCATTAGCGGTGTGCAGGTAGTCTTTGGTGAAGAGGAACATCTTGTCGGCAATGCTTCTTACGCTTTCAATGTAGAGTCCAACAGTCTCATCCAACACGACCCCCTTGTCATCGCAGAGGGATTGTTTGGTAAACTGTACGGCTTCTCCTACACTCCATTTACGGCGAAGGTAAAACCGATGCCTCACCTATATCCGATGGATAAAGTATTGTTCGTGGATAAGCTCGGTGTTGCTCATTCCACCATCATTACAGACTGTACTTTTACTTTGAATAACAGTATGGCTGTTGAAGGTAAAGGCGAAACGGCGGCTAAGAATGGTTATGCGAGTATGAACCCTCTTACGGCTCGTGAGAGAGCCATTCTCTCAAAGGTGAAGAATGAGCTTGACAGCACGATTTCTTCGAGGGCACAGGCACTTCTCGAACTCAATGAGACTATCTGTAATTCTATCGGTTTGAGGATGACTGTTGTTTCCACCGATGGTGAGGGTGATATTTATTACTTTCATAATAACGAAACATTGGAAGATAGTAGCATTATCTACACATTCAAGTCGGGCGGTTTTGCTTGGACTCACGATTGGAACGATGGCGAACCTGTGTGGGAATACGGCTTTACGCAGGATGGTAATGCGGTATTCAATGCCCTCTCCGCTTATAAGATTCAAGCAGAGTATCTCGATGTAGGCTGTGTTACCGCCGAGAAGATTGCTGTTGCTTATAAGAACTCGGTTTCAAGCGAAATAGCAAAAAGTGCTGAAACTGTTACCCAACAGTTTACTGCGGCAGATGGTGTTTTGAAGAGTTGGATTCAAAAGAATTATTCCACAACAAACGCCACAAGCACTATGATTAGTCAAACCTCCGATACCATTATGACAGAGGTCAATAAAAAGGTGAATGATTCGGAGTTTGGTACGAAGATTACTCAAAACTATTCCTCTGTTCGTATCGCTTGGAACTCTATCTCGAAATATATCGAGTTCGCAGGTGGTGCTATTAACATCTACGCTTCCACCAACCAAGGGTCAGATGACCTACTTTGTAAGATGACCTACACAGGTAATTGGTACTACTACAAAGGAACAAGGATTGGAAACATCGGTACAAACAATTTTGTGGGTGAGAGTGATTTCAAAGGTTTATGTTTCGATTTGGAAGCCGATGCAAAGTATATGAGTTGGTCTGCGAAAAGCAAAGACGATGACGATTATTACGAAGTAAAACTCATTTACTACAATGATAATTCTAAAAGTAAAAAGGGATTGCATTTTAGTTGTAACACCTATGCTGACGGAAACTTGTATTTAACCGACAGTTACCGATTTATCAATTACACAGGTGGCGGCGTTGGTTACGCAGGTGAAATGTCTTGGGTGAACGGCTCGAATAATACCGCAGTTAGTATCAATGGTACATCTAAGGTTTTTAAGGTTTTCAACGATGTTTCCTTTGACATTTACACAAACATAGACTTGCACAACTTTGATATTCTCAATCAGTCTGATGCTCGTTTGAAGAAAAATATCAAGCCTACCAAAGTGAACGCTTTGGACTTCATTTCACAAGTGGAGATGAAAGAGTTTGATTGGATTGAGAACGAAGAACATTGCGACCTTGGTGTAATCGCTCAGCAGTTGCAAGAAGTAGCACCTCACCTTGTAGATGAGAATAAGGAAACGGGCAAGTTGTCTATCAAGATTAACAAATTTATTCCATATCTCATCAAGGCAGTACAAGAGTTAAGTGCTATGGTAGACAAAGGCGGTCATAGTCCAAAACCTCACAAGTGGGTTGACCCGTACAAAAAAGCGGATAAACAACTCATTGTTGCTGCAAATACGCCAAAAGACAAACATACCCCGAAAGAACACGAACCTATTAAAATCCCTGTAAAACACGGAAAGGGGGCAAAATAAAATGCCGGAGAATACACCTTTAAGTATTATGCTTGAATCCGCAAAAGGCAAGTTCGTCTCGGCTTTCAACGAAGTTCTTGCAGATACTAAGTTACCTGCGTATTTGGTTGAAGGTATCGTTCTTGAAATTCTCGCAGACCTGCGTAATCGAAAGAACCTTGAACTGATGATGGACTATGCTGCTATGCAGAATAAAGAAAAGAAGGAGTGATGTGTGAATGGCTCAAATTACGAAATCAATTACTGTCGATGTTGCGAAACGAAATCTGTTTCAAGCCATTATTGCAAAACAGTACGATAGTAATTCTCGTTTCTTAAAAGTTACTCTCGTGAACGAGGGTGAAGTCATCAACATTAACTCTACATCCGTTGTTACCATCAATGCAGAAAGAGCCGATGGTATGTCTAAGGCTTTTGCCGGAACTACAAACGGTGATGGTACAGTAACGGTGCCGTTAGCACCTTGGATGTTAGAGTTGGATGACAGAGTTACTTGCGACATCTCGATTGTCGATGTCAATGGTAATAAGTTGACCTCCACCTCGTTTGAGTTGGAAGTTGAAGCGGCATCATATAACGGCGAAGGGATTGAGGATGACGAGAATTACGACCTCTTAATTTCTTTGCTTACTGATGTGGCACAAACTAAGGCAGGAGCAGAAACCGCAACTCAAAATGCAATCTCTGCTACAAATAATGCCAATGCCGCCGCAGATACCGCTCGTGCGGCAGCCACCAAAGCAAATAGCGTTGCTACTCATCTGCCAATGGTTTCAGCCAATGGTTATTGGATGGTGTGGGATGCAGATAAGGGCGTTTATGTAGAAACCTCGTACTACTCCAAAGGAGATAATGGCGGTGCTGATGGTCTCATCGTAAATCCCGAAGACGGCAGATTGTATCTTACCTCTAATGGTACTGTTCTTGGTGAAGGCGTTGTACTTCCCGAAAACGGCACAGGTTTCGACTCTGTGGTCTTTGATGATAGCGGTTATCTTCATATTCAATCTAATGGTGAAGATGTTGTTGACCCTGTTTATATTGGAACAGGTGGCGGTGGCGGTGGTGATTACGGCTCTACTATTCGTGTTATCAATAGACTTCCGTCAAAGAACATTACTGTAATGAATACCGCAGAAGAGGTACTTATCGAATACACGATTACCTCCCTCGATTCTACCGACCAATCTCCTACGGGTGAATGTACGGCAGAGTGGTATGTGAACGGCTCTCGTGTAGCCGTTGAAACAGTCGAACAAGGTGAGAACTCTTTTGATGTTAAGCCCTATCTCAGAGATGGCACATCGAATACAGTCAAACTCTATGCAGAAGACAGTTATGGTAACAATCGTACTGTTACTTGGACTGTTAGCGTAACGCAGTATGGTCTTACTTGGAATCTCGAAAAGATGACGAACCACGGAAGCAATTCTGTAAATGTAAGACTCGTTTCGACCGGCACAGGTACTAAGACAATCCATCTTCTTTTAGATGGTGTCGAAGTTTTCAAAAAGGATATTGTGATTGATGGTGGTACTACCACTTACACAGTTTATCCTCAATCACACGGAGCTCATACAATCACGGCGTATTTGGAAGCAACAGTCGATGGTGAGACTCTTAAAACAAGCGAACTGAGACACACGGGTGTTTGGGAAGTAAGCGGTAATTATTCCACGATTGTTGCCGTATATGAGAGCGAACTTACTGTAAATCAGTTTGCGACCGCTCCTCTTTTGTATATGGTCTGTACTCCGGGCGTTGATACATCTCCTGTGCAGTTGAAAAGAGGAGATGCAGTTCTTGCAGAACTTACTGTTGACCGCTCTGTGCAGACTTGGGCGTATAAAGCAACAACTGTCGGTACTACCGAATTGACTATCGCAAGTGGTGATGATTCGGAAAATATCAAACTTAATGTAGAATCCATTGGATATGATATTGCTCCTATCACAGAGGGTTTGGTGCTTGATATTAACCCCGAAGGACACTCTAATACTGAAACTACTCGTGATGCATTTGGTTATATCGATGGCGAAAATGTAAACCATCCATTTACATTCAGCGATAATTTCGATTGGGTAAACGGTGGTTTCCAACTTGATGATGAAGGCGTAACGGCTTTCGTTGTAAAACGAGGTTCTTATGTGATGGCAGACCGAAGCCTTTTCAACGACAACGCTAAGGCAGACGGAAAGCAAATCAAGTTGATATTCAAATCCACAATGGTAAGAGACCACGATGCAGAGATTATTTCTTGTATGTCTGATGGCGTGGGTGTATCGCTGAAAGCAGAGTCCTCCACTCTGTCTTCCGAACTGAAATCGATTGTTACACCTTATTGTACCGATAAGAAGGTGGAGATGGATATTTCCATTGAACCCGATAGTGATGGAAGATTTGCTTGTGTATATCTCAAAGCCCAACCTTCTCGTGGTATGGACTATGATGCTTCTGATAGATGGAGTCAAAGTTCACCTGCTGTGTTGAAGATTGGCTCGGAGGAAGCAGATGTTTGGATTTATCGCATTAAGATGTATTCTTACGCTCTTACTCGCAGAGAAATCTTACAGAATCATATTGCCGATTGTGCAAATCCTTCTGAGATGGTAGAGCGTTATGAGCGTAACAATGTATATAACTCCGATGGCACTCTTGATATGAGCAAACTCTCAAAGGCAAATCCACATTTAAGAGTCATTCATATTAAGGGAAATAAGATGACTACTTCAAAAGAAGATGAAGTAATCGTTGATATTGAAATGTGGTACGCTCACGGCGGCGAAGAACATCATTTCATCGCAACAGGTGTAACGATGAAAGCACAGGGTACTTCTTCACTTGAATACATCGCCGCAGCATTGAACCTCGATATTGACTTATCTACTGCAATTTCGTGGGTAAATGGTAACGGAGAACCAATGACGGCGTATGCGTTTGATGAAAACGCTATTCCTGTAAATTACTTCAACCTCAAAGCCGATACCGCATCTTGTGATAAGGCAAACAATGTTGTGAATGTAGAGCGTTATCATCGTTTCAACCCGTTTGTGTTCAAGGGTAAAGTTCTCGACAAGAGAGTTCGTGATACTATCGAGGGTCATCCTTGTGCAGTATTCTTTACCAACACAAGCACAGCGACAATCGAAGTTGGTGATAGAACTCTTAGTGCAGGTTCTACTATGTTGTATTTCTCCGGGAATATGAACAATAGTAAAAAGAACTTCGATGTGTTCGGTCAGAACAACACTCTCTATCCCGACCAATGTTGCGTTGAGATTATGAACAACAATGCCTTGGAATGTCGCTTCAAGAAAAACATCGGTGAAGATGAAACTTGGAAAGATGGCAACTTCGAGTTCCGTTTCCCTAAAAATCCAACCGATGCGATGAAGGAACGCTTTAAGGAAGTTCACGCTTGGGTGGTAAGTACCGACACTACTGCGGCAACGAATGAGTCGCTTGGTAGAACTGTTGATTACGGAGAAAAGGATAGTCGTGGTAATGCAATTACATACACTACCGACTCTGCGGCTTACAGAAAAGCAAAGTTTATCCACGAAGTAGGTAATTACTTCCATACCGATAACCTCGACTTCCATTATCTCTATACTGAGTTTACTTGCGGTGTAGATAATCGTGCGAAGAACTGTTTTATGAGTTACGAACCCGATGCTAACGATGTGTGGAGATGGAGTTTCAGAACTCATTACGACCACGATACTTCTTACGGCAATGATAACTCCGGCGGTCTCACTTTCACCTATGGTCTCGAAGATGTCGATACTGTTGGTAATGCCAATGTGTTCAACGCATCTGATTCGGTTCTTTGGTGCAATGTGCGAGACTTCCGAGAAGAGGAACTCAATGCGATGTATGTGAGCAGAGAAAGTCTCGGTTGTTGGGATGCGAAAAACATCTTGGATGAATTTAACGCATATCAATCCATTCGCCCCGAAGCGTTGGAAATGGAAGATGCCTACAACAAGTACAGAGTTACAAAGGCTACCCGTTATCGTTCTATGATGTTGGGAACAAAAGAATATCAGCGTGATGTGTTTATTCCTGCACAGGAAGTTTATATGGCATCTCGCCACAGAGGTAATCTTTGTACTCAGCATAAGATTTCCCTAAGAACCAATGTACCCGAGGGTTCTACTACAAAGGGAGATATTACAGGTGTTATCCCTTATGTGAATATGTACCTGCGTTGTCAGTTCGGTAATGTTGGTGAATATGTCATCAGAGCCGAAGCAGGAAAAGAATACACGATGGTATGCCCCGATGGTGCAAACCTCAACGACTTGGAAACCTACCTGTTTTCTTCTCAGCATATTACGCAAATCGGTTCGCTGTCGGCGGTATATCCTAAGTTTGTAGACTTCTCCGATGCCCCTCTTATTCGTAGAGCAGAAATCGGTTCGGGTGAGGTTGGTTATTCCAACACCTCGATGAATACGGCTAACACAGGTGGCATTAACTTCGACAACAACCCCTACTTGGAATACATCGATTTGAGAAACATACCGTATCTTGCTCAATCCTTGAACCTCGCTAAACTGTTATCCCTTGAAGAAATCTACACCACCGATTCGGGCATTACAGGCATCGAGTTCGCAAAGGGAGCTCCTGTAAGGATAGCGGCATTGAATAGTCTTAAAAAGATTGTTGCTCGTGGTCTTAACAAAATAGAGCGTTTCACAGTCGGTGCATCTGAAATGACAAGCCTGTGGGTCGAGGGTAGTCCTGTCATTGATACATTAACCATCGTCAAGGGTGCTTCTAACCTTGTTCGTGGTAGACTTCCCGATGTAGTGTGGTCGGATGAAAATGCAGATGTGGTTATGCGATTGACCGATAAAGCAGGTTTCGATGAGTTTGGTGCAGACTCCGAAGAGTTTGTCCTTAAAGGTTCTGCTCACCTCAGTATGATTTCACAAGAAGAAATCGATACCATTCGTGGTGAGTTTACAGACCTTAATATCACATACGATACCATTTTGGAAAGTTTCACAGTTACATTCCAAGACTTTGATGGCACAGTATTCCCCGAAGCAACACAGATTGTACGACAGTTTGGCTCTGCGGTGAACCCTGTTACAGCAGGACTCATCTCTACACCTACGAGAGAACCTACCATTGATACAGTTTACACTTTCATCGGATGGGATGTATCTTTCAACTATGTGTTGAGCAATCTCGTTGTTACTGCCGTTTATTCCGAAAAAGTAAGAACCTATTCGGTCAGATGGTGGTTAGATAAAGCAGAAACATCTTTGCTCGATAGTGTTACTGACATCGAAGCTCGTAGCGGTGTTGAGTATGGTGGCGTTACACCTTCGTCTTCATCGGGTGCAATTTGGATGGGTTGGGATGCTCCTACTAATAGTGTTGTAGCCGATATGGATATTCACGCCGTATTTGTTACACCTACGCTACCCGACTCCGTTGCGACCGGCTATGACTTTTTGTATTCGGACAATCCCGATGATAAAAGTGGTTACACCTTGGCTGAGTTTTACGGCATCATCACTTCGGGCGTTGCGAAAGATTATTTCTCGGTAGGCGATAAAATCAAAATTGTACCTACGACAACGGCGTTTGTTGATAGTGAAATCGTACTTCAAGTATATGGCTTCAATCATTACAGATTGTCCGATGGTACTGAGTTTGCCCCTGTTGTATTTGGTATGGTTGGTGTAATGAACGCCAACTATCAAATGAATAGTAGCAACACCAATGTTGGCGGTTGGGCTACCTCGAAAATGCGTAAGTATTTGAACGAAACTGTTTACCCGGCATTACCTATCCAATGGCAGACAATGATAAAGACAGTCGATGTCTTGTCTTCGGAGGGTAATACAAGTGCTACTATCACGACATCTGAGGATAAATTGTTCTTATTCTCACAAGCCGAAGTCGGATTCAACACAACTGCCGTTCCGTATAGCAAAGAAGTCGATGCTGATGCAGAAAGCGTAACATTCGGTATCTTTACCGACAACGCTTCTCGTATCAAGAAGACATACAACGGTGAGGGTACTGCGGCTTACTGGTGGCTGCGTTCCCCGTCGGCATCCTCGTCCACTGGCTTCTGTGGTGTGGGCAGCAACGGCGGCTCGTACACCAACTACGCCAACAACTCGGGTGGCGTGGCGTTCGGCTTCTGTATTTAACTCGGAAATCACAAATCCCACCCCACAAGGGGGTGGGAGACCGAGAAGGAGATATTATGTCAGTACCAAGAGCTCAAAGAAACGAATCGGAAATGGAATTTCTACATAACGCAAGAACCTTACTTACATTTACTCTGCGAAAATGCAAGAAACTTCCTAAACGATTTACATTCTCAGTAACAAATAAAATCACCGATTTAGCGTGGGACATCTTCGGTGATATAAAACAAGGTAATAGTATCTATCCCACAAATCAACACGAGGTTCAACTAAGGCGTGATTGTTTCTTACGAGCAAGAGCAAAGTTATATGACCTCGTTGGTAAGGTTGAAGTAGCGGCAGAGTTCGCTCCGATAGAGGGTGAGGTGATGAAAGAATGGATGTCGATAGTTCATAAGGAAATTGCACTTATAAAAGGAGTGCTTGATTCGGATAAGAAGAGATATAAAAATCTTCTTTAAGATAATAGGTTATATTCTGTAAACTCGGGTGCGGCTAACTGGTGGCTGCGTTCCCCGTTGGCATCCTCGTCCACTAACTTCTGTAATGTGAACAACAACGGCAACTCGAACAACAACAACGCCAACAACTCGAATGGCGTGGCGTTCGGCTTCTCTTCTAAATTCGGCTTCTTCTTGGCAGACAAAGTACCCTGTATGGTGAAATCAGACTGAGATGAAGAGAAGGAGAATATGACCTTCCTATTAAGGTAAATATGTACTCCGATAAGTCCGGGTGGACGCTGCTTGCATAGTATCGGTTGAGGGTTATCCGATATTTTATACCCGGTGGCTTTATGTGGTTAGTGCAACCCTCCAAACAATCATACGGAGTAGTTTTTGTGAAAGAAGGTGGATTCTATCACAAGTGAAGAAAGACACGAAATAAGATACCAACGCCGTAAAGCCGCACGAGCAAAAGCCAAGATTGCTAAGTACGGCGATGCGGATAATTACGATAAGGTTTTCACTTACGAGAACCTTTACAAAGCCTATAAGAAATGTCGTAGGAATGTTTCTTGGAAAGCAAGTGTGCAACGATATATTTCACAAGCACCTCTAAACATCTACAAGACCCTGTTGGAGTTGCAGAACGGAACATATCGTAGTCCCTCCTTTTTCGAGTTTGATATATTTGAACGAGGTAAGAAGAGACATATACGAAGTACCATTATAGGTGAACGAGTGGTTCAGCGTTGTTTGTGTGATAACGCTCTCGTGCCTGTTGTAGGTAGTACATTTATATATGACAACGGTGCCTGTATGCGACATAAAGGTTATGACTTTGCAGTAAAGCGATTGATTTGTCATTTGGAAAAATACATCAGACACAATGGAACTGACGGATATATTGCTATATGTGATTTGACCTCGTTCTTCGATAGTATCACTCATTGGGCGGTTATGAAACTACTAAGACAGCAGTTTTCAGACTTACGCTTGATAGGAATAACCGAAGATATGATAAAACAGTTCGACCCCGACAAACCACTACTCGAACGAAAAGGCTTAGGTTTAGGTAGTCAAATCAGCCAATTACTCGCTCCTGCGGTGGCAAGTTACATCGACCATTTTATCAAAGAGAAACTACGAGTCAAATACTATGGCAGATATATGGATGATTTCTATTTAATTCATAGCGATAAGGAGTTTTTGAAAAAGTGCTTGTTAGAGATTTCTCGTGAGTGCGATAGACTCGGCTTAGTGCTGAGTAAACGCAAGACTCACATAGTAAAACTCTCGCACGGGTTCACTTTCTTAAAGGTAAGGTTTTACATAACTCCTACGGGAAAGCTCGTTCGCAAAATTCATCCTACGAGCATTACCCGTGAACGCAGAAAATTAAAGAAATTACATATTCAGTATCTCAATGGGACATTGACCTTGCAGGATGCGTACAACTCTTTTCAAAGTTGGAAGAGCCACGCAGAGAGGTTTAATGCTTATCACACAATCAAAAATATGGAACTCTTGTATAACGAATTGTTCAATTTAAGGAGGTAGCCGCTATGCTTTATATCAAAATTATAAAAAATGAAACGGTCATAGCCGTAGAAGCACATACCTCTCCCGTGTATGTGCATAAGCAACCTAACGGAGTCTTGGTTAGATGTTCCGAATTGAAAGCACAGGGTATTCTATCGGTCGATGGAAGCGTTGTGTATCAACTCGATGGTAAAGAGCAACTCGATAATGTTTCTCTTATCGCTTCGGTCATCACCACTACCGAGTATTTGAATTTGGTAGAATCGCTTGACGAATTGCCGAGCGAAGATACCGAACCCGATGCAGGTACAGAGGATAATACTCCGAGTGAACCTGTTATGACTACCACAGAAATGCGAGAGAGAATCTTAGCATTGGAGGAGGAACTCGCCGCAACAAAAATACTGTTGGGGGTGGAGTAAATGACCTTGATGGATTTAGCCTTAAAGTTTCGACCTATCATCGAACAGGCGATGCAGACAGTCGATGATGCGACCGCTCTTGATGCAGTAAACCTCTTCCCGAAATGGGAAGTCGGTAAAGTATATGCCCCGAAAACGAGAGTTAGATATAACAATATCTTATATTCGGTATTGACGGAGCATACCTCGCAAAGCGATTGGACTCCCGACAATGCACCATCTCTTTTCGCAAAAGTGCTTATTCCCGATGCGAATGTTATTCCCGAATGGGAGCAACCCGATAGCACTAACCCGTATATGACGGGAGACAAGGTGAAGTATAACGGCGTGGTATATGTGAGCTTGATAGACAACAATGTGTGGTCTCCCGAAGCATATCCTGCCGGATGGGAGGAGGTGGAATGACCGATGGACATAACAACCTTAGTTACCTTGATAGGTGAAATCGGGGTACTCATCGGTGTAATTACACCTGTGATAGCGACTATGCGAAAAATTTCAAACGGAACAAAATGTCAGTTGCGTAGTGAAATGCTTCGTATCTACTATCACAATCGTGAGCGTGGTGTCATTAGACAGTACGAATACGAAAACTTTGTGATGCTCTATGAAGCATACAAAGCACTTAAAGGAAACTCATTCATAGACAAAATCTATGATGAAGTTAAATCTTGGGAAATAGTTACATAAGGAGGTAACAACTATGGCTTACACAAACAGTTCTTTGGCAACAGTAAAAATTCTTAGTCCTAATCATTCGGGACAGAGAAACCACATCATTGACACTATCACCATTCATTGTGTGGTAGGTCAGACTTCGGCAAAAACTCTCGGAGAGATTTTTCTTCCTACTTCGAGACAGGCTTCTTCTAACTATGGTATCGGCTTCGATGGTGAAATCGGTTTGTATGTAGAAGAGAAGAATCGTTCTTGGTGTACTTCTTCGGCATCAAACGACCATCGTGCAATCACTATCGAGGTTGCATCCGATACCACAGAACCTTATGCGGTAACAGATAAGGCGTATGCCGCTCTTCTTGACCTCGTTACCGACATCTGCAAGAGAAATGGTATTAAGAAACTCGTTTGGTCTAATGACAAAAACGACAGAGTGAACCATAAAAACGGATGCAATATGACAGTACACAGAGACTACGCAAACAAGTCCTGCCCCGGTAAGTATCTTTATGACCGCCATCCTGCGATTGCCGCAGAGGTAAACAAGAGACTCTCCGGCAACGCTACTACCGACAAAAATACTAAGGAGGATAAGGTGATGTATCGTGTTCAGATTGGAGCGTTCTCCGTAAAGGCTAACGCTGAGAATATGCTTAAAAAGGCAAAGGCGGCAGGTTTCACCGATGCTTTCATCACTACCACAGGCACTACTGCTCAAAAGGTAGAAACTACTACACCTGCCCTCAAATCGATTGATGAAATCGCAAAAGAGGTTATCAATGGCAAGTGGGGTAATGGTGAAGAGCGTAAGAAGAAACTCACCGCCGCAGGTTATAATTACGCAAAAGTACAGGCTCGTGTAAACGAACTGTGCAAATAAATAAGGAAGGTGTTTATTATGACAAAAGCGAAATTCGTAAATTGGCTCAAAGCCGCAGGTATTCGTGCTATTAAGACAGTAGCACAGACAGCCGTTGCAACTATCGGTACGGCTGCCGTTATCGGTGAAGTGAATTGGGTTATGGTCGCAAGTGCCGCAGGTCTTGCAGGTGTTCTCTCCTTGCTGACAAGCGTTGCAGGACTGCCCGAACTCAAAGAGACCGAATAACATAGGCTCTATCTACTGAAAAGTAGTTGAGTATATAGTCCTCCTAAAAAGCAAAACACCGACAGGGCGATTAACCTTGTCGGTGTTTTGTTGTTTGTCCGAATAGTACCCCTATTATAAAAGGGTTCGGATAATACTCTAATGGTGGAGCCGAGGGGAATCGAACCCCTGTCCGAAAACTCGTCCGCGGCGTTTTCTCCGAGCGCAGTCTTTCTTTAGGATTCCCCACCGAGTATGCCGAAAGACAGGCTCACTCGGACGGTAG